GACCGTCTCGGCGATATCGCCCCCATGCTCAGCACCCGCTTCAAAAAACATAATGCCCAGCTGGTCTCCGCCCGCCAGTCAGGCTCCGTCATCCCCGCCGATCAATACGACCCGCACCGCGACGAATCCACCGACATCGACATGCACGTTGAAGCCATCCTGACAGCCTACCGTCTCAATAAACTCCGTCGCGCCTGGAAGACCGGAGTGCCCGCCCGTGTTGAAAGGGGACTCCATCCTCTTTCCCTCAACTATGCCTATCAAGCCACTGCAAAAGGTCAGCCCGCCGAACAGATCCCCGAACGCGCCGCGCTCCTCGTCCAAATGAAAGACTGGATGCTCTCGGGTCTTTCCTATGCCGAAATTGCCCGCCGCTCCGATAAGATCCTTCGCCCCGCCCGCGGCAAATACTGGCAGGGCCAGGTCATCAAGCAAATGCTCACCAGCGAATATAATGCCGGCATTGTCTCGATCGGCAAACACAAAAAGCGTGTCCCCGCGCCGCCCTCTCAATGGCAGGTCGAACACGGCAAACATGTACCGCTCTGGGATGAAGCCACTCATTACGCCATTTTGGCTGAAGCATCCCGCCGCCTCGAAGGCAAACGCAACTACAATGCCCGCTACCCTTTTACGGGCCTCACTGTCTGCGGCGTCTGCGGCGGCAGGATCCACAGGCACGGCAGGGAAGAGTTCAAATATTATGGCTGTGAAAAATCCAGTCACTGGTGTATGCGATATGACGCTGCCATCGATTACATCTCAAACGCCCTGGTCGATGAACTCAAGCGCGCCCAATCCATGCCCGTCCGCCCTGTCGATATCACCCCGCTCAAAACCAGACTCGATGCCATCGCCTCGCGCCGCGCCCGCATCCACGACGGCTACGAAAGCGGACTCTACACTTCAGCTGAGGCCTCGGCCAAACTCAGCAAGCTCGAAGCGGACGCCGCCAGAATTTCGCGAAGCATCGAACAGGCTCAGGATCACGAACGCACCAGGGCCGAATGGAAACAGCGCCTGGGCGATCTCCAAAAAGTCCTTCGCCATCTTCCTGCCCTCATCAAGAACGATGACCCAGTCCGTATCAACCAGCTCCTCGCCGCCCTCATCCAAAAGATCGTCCTCACCAAAAATGACATCCGCTTCGTCTGGCAGGAATAACATCCCGAAGTCTCACCACTTTGGGGAAAGTCATGAGACATCGGTTACTCGATGTTGCTCGCCAAAAGAGGGGCGATCAGGAAATATAGATCTTGTACGGGTCGGCGATCTTGTCCATCTTCTGCAGCGACCCGAGCGGGGTCCGAACTGGGAAGCGGGCCACCAGCGGGATCAGCACGGGCTTTCCGCCGCCTTGGGGGAAAGGAACGATCTGTGGCTGTTTCGTGACCTTGTTCTTCTCAGCGCTGACTGCCTCGAAGTATAGCCACGGCCGCTGCTTCAGCCACGACCAGTCTGGCGCATCCTCGTTCCCGTTCAGCGTTTCCACCACCAGCATATCTCCATCGATGTACCCGCGGATCGAAGCTCCGCCGCACGTTCTCACCTTGTCCTTGGATAGCATCGGCACCCCAGGCTTGATATCCCTGTTCTCGAAATAGTTCTGCACAGGCACGAAACGCGGATCGCTGGATGGGTATTGGGTATCAAAGCCCTTGCCTTTGCCGTTCGAAAATGCGGTTCCATAGCCCCACGTGGACGTGGATGCATTGGGGCTCATCGTCGGGTTCATCTCTTTGAACAGCATCTGCCAGGAACGATTCAGGGGAACAATGTGCGAACCGAATAACCAGAAGACTTCGGGCATGCCCTCGCGCCAATCCCAGCCCTCGACGGGATGATAATACTGGGAATGCTCGGAATGAGAAAACTGCCGCACCCAGATCTCGTAATCGTGCAGCACGCGGAAATAGACGCTCGGCTCGGGGGCGGGCGGCTGGACTTTCCCCTCGTGAAGGTTGATGGACCGTAGATTGATCGGATGATCAGTATGGATATGTACGCGCATAGTTCACATCACTGTAATGCAGTTCTTCGTCGGGCAACAGCAGATCGCCGTGGCGGACGGCCCTCTTGCAGGCATGATGGAAGTTTCGCACTCCCATCCCGATCACGATCCTCCGGCACTCCCGTTTGACCATCTGGAAATGCAGCCCCAGGGTCTGCGCGATCGCATGCTGCGTCTGGTTGCAAATGCCCAGCCATAAGATGGCCTGTTGTCGTTGGGTCAGCTTCATACATCAGTTTGGCGTCATCGTCAGTTCGCCCGAGCCGTGATGCGTATCCGTTTCCACCGAAACGCTCATGGGGTAGGCGCCGTTCGAGGGGTCGGGCACGTCGCTCAGATCCAAATAGGAAGCGTTGCAGTATCCGTTCAGGGTCTCAGTCGCGCCCGATTTCCGCACGATCTTCTGGGCGTTCAGCCAACCCGAGGCCTCCAGCAGGCCGTAGACCGTATCCCCTGTATAGAGCACGGTGATCACGGGATAGGATTGGCTGGGTCCCGATCGCACGTTCAGGGCGCTGGTGCCCGTTTTCAAAGTTCCTTTTTTCATGGTTCCTCCAGTGGGGGGTGGGTCGGTCGGCGGGACCGTCCCGTCGTCGATGCCCAGAAACTGTTTGAGATCGGTCACCGTGCCGTTGAAGACATCCAGATCCAGGGCCTTCGGTCGGCCGGTGCCATACTGATAACCATTGCCTGTTTCAGTGTATTGCCAGAACTTCCACGGGTTCGTTCGGCCTGTCGGCGTGGAGGGGTTCTTGTTCGGGTCGGGCGTGAACAGGTATTGCGCCTGCCAGAATGGGACCTTGTCCCAATCAATGCCGAACTGCTTTTCGCTGGGGTAGATCCACGTGCCGTACAGGCTGTAGTTCGTATATAGCAGGGTCGGCTGCCCCGTTCTCTGCGCCACGTAGTCGATCCAGTTCCAGGTCGAACGCACGAACTCCATGTTGACCGTGTTAAAGGCGGTTTCAAAATCGCACACATGCGCATGATAGGGCACGCCCTTGATGCATTGCAGGTACTTGTCCGCCTGTTCACGCCAGGTGTGATCGGTCGCCAGGTAGTGATATCCCATACGGATGGGCACCTTGAGCACCCCGGGCAGGAGGGCCTCGAAGGCCTCATCCCGCGTCACCCGATACGAAACACGCTGAAAGACAAAATCCAGTTGCCCCGTGGCGGTCTCTGGATAGAACGACAGGTCGTATTTGCTGAGATCGATCCCATGCGCCCGCGGCGTGATGACCTCAGTGCCGTTGACGAAATAATAGAGATTGTGCGAAGCGGAAGCGATCTTGCGGTTCATGGTAGTTAGACCTCCGCAGGCAGCGAGAATCGGATATACAGTACGGGCGAATCTTCATAGGCGCTGTCTGCCGGGCTGAAGCTGTACGCATCGTTGGTCTCGGTGTCCATCTGCAACAGGAAGCCATAATTGGCATACTCGCCCGTGAAATATTTCTGCATTTCGGTGGCGGAAAGCGTGACTATCTTTTTTTGATTAATAGCTTCTGCCGCATCGAACACATATTGACCAAGCTGCGTGGCGCCCCGATCGGTCCCCGAGCCCAGCCCTGGCGCGCTCCAGGCCGTTGAGCCGTCGCGCGTGTTCCAGGTCGCGCCTAGTTCCGACCAGCTGACCAGGATCGGATAGACGCGCATTGTCCGCGCATTGTCCGACAGATCGGTGATCATTGTCAGGCTCAAACGCGCATCCAGAACGACTGCGTTCGGATACGTTGCGACCAGGTAGTCCAATGCAGGGAAATGAATCAGTCCGCGGTTGACCTGTCCCACTGCCGCGTTCGATTCACCGACCAGGATATTTGCAGTTCCAAAATTGTTGGTGGGAGTGGTACTGCGGATGAATGTGTCATATTTATTATCCGCTGAGATTGAGAGCCAGCGTTGAGAAGGCGCGTTCACCTCCTGCAGAGATTGGATGCCCAATGTATTCACAATGATCAAAAGGATCGGATTGGCTGCGTTCGATCCTGCTGAAAAGAGTAGGTGGGTGATCTCGTCCAATGTATCCAGATTAGAACCACAATCGAATAGTGTTGATCGATTCGCTATCGTCCCGTCCACCACCAGCGTTTCGTCGAAGATCATCCGCTCGGGATCTAGATCTCCCGCGCGCGTGATGCGCAGAATATATTCCCACATCCTGATCGAAGCGCTGCTCGTCACCGATATCGAAGCCTCGCCCACGCTGTGCACGTCGGTCATTGAAAATGTGTTGGTGCCGTTCAATGATGGGCTCGCATTAATCCAAAACGTGCGGGTAGCACCCGAATTGTTTACGATCGTTCCAGTCAAGCGGATCTCCAACCGTCCTCCCATCGGGATGATATGGGAAGGAATGGGGATGTAATCGGACAATACTTCGCCGTTGGTCGTGGCAAATGAGTTCAGGTTCATGACCGATCCATACGTGTCGATGCCTACACCATCTGCGCGCAGGAGATTGCCTGCCTCCTGCGCGATCTCGTCGATGCGGTTCAGGTCCAGCACCGAACGCTCCAGTGCCTTCAGCCGCTGGTCCATAGCATAGACCACGTTCCGCAGATCACTCGGATCGGTTTGTTTGTTGAAATCACCTGCTGTCATAAGAAAGCCTCCATTGTTATGTTTACTGTGTTCGTGCTCTCAGTGAAGAAAAACTTCGGAACGCGCATCGTTCCCCGCCAGCCCTGCCTGCCGCCTGGCAAAAGGATCTTCGATGCGTGCACCATGAACGTATTGCCCAGCCGCATGTTGCGCGCCAGGTTCGCGTCTTTGATAATGATGTCTGCCGTGATCTGCAGCCTCGGCCTCGAGAGCCAGTCCAGCTCCCGTTCCGTATGTTTCTGTAGTGTTGTGATCTCGCTGATGTCCCTGAATTGGGCCACGTCGCTGCGCAAACGATACAGATCCACGGTTTCATCGTTCAGATAGGGCTCCGTTGCCAGGCGGCTCGATGTTGTGCTCTGACTGCTGATGCCCGTCAATCGGTTGGTCAGATCGCCGATCACCGTCGCGTTAGTGATGCGCATATTGGCATTCTCGCCGTCATGCAGAAGCATCCCTGTATCTGTTCCCTGCGCGCCGATATCGATATATAAGTTCAATCGGTCGCCCTCGCGGACAGGGCGCAGGACCAGCTCAGTTTCAGTTCGCTCGCAATACGCGCGGATCTGTTCCCACACCTTTTTCTGCGTGATGGTCTCCTGCCGCGTCGCCCCATCGCTTTGGCTGGCATCTCCCAAACGGATGAACATATCTGCCTGACTGTTCGCCTGCGCGATCAGCTCCTTGATGATCTGCTCCGAAGACCCATTGACAGGCAATTTGATTACATCGGGAACCCGCAGCGAGAGTAGGTATTCGCCGCTATAGGCTGTCAGGCTGACGGGCGTATCTGCTTTCCACGGCGGGTCGATGATTCCCATCCATGCAGGCAGGCCGCCGCCCTCGATCAATATTGGCCGCCCGAAGTTCAGCCACGGCTTGCGTGCCACATTGTTTGGTATGACGATCTGCGTGCTGGCTTCCCCGCTCACTGAAGGGTTGCCATACATCATATAGCCTCGGTTCACGATGGCGCTAAACTCTCCCACCGCTCGATGATTCAGATCAAATACCACAACTCTACTCATGCCATTCCATCCTGAAGGCTAATCGCTAAAAGCTGATCGCTGATAGCTGATTACACCCTCCTCCTGTACCAGCTCAACGAAACACTCAAACTGCCCAGGTCGCTCGAACTGAAGTTCAGCGTGTTCGTCTGCCCCGCCTTCAATCGGATCCACGGTGAGCGGCTCTCATCGTCCAGCCGCATGATATCGTGCGCATTCACCGAATCGTAAAGGATGGTGAAATTCTCGCCGTCCATCACCAGTGACTTGTTCAAAAGAAGCGGACCCAGGATATCGAACTGGTCGTTGTTCTCGGTGTTCTTCGTGGTCACGCTCAGGTAGGCATTGCTGGTCTCTGAACCCAGCGATCCTGTCGGCAGGTTTGCGGTCACGAACTCCACCGTCGCTGTCTGACATTCCTGCATCGCATACTGATCCACGCCGCTGAATGAGCCCGCAAAGGTCAGGCTCAGCCACTTCATGCCGCTGCCCAGGCTTACGTTCGAATGACTGCTCCAGGCTGTCCATGAATCCGCATTGGTCGGTTTACCCTCGGCGAACACCTGTGCCCAGGTCTTACCGTCCTTCGATTTTTCCAGCTTCGCTGTGGCAGGCCAGCCATTGTTATTGCGGTATTTCTGACCCGTCATCGTGATCTCGTTCAGGCCGCACGCGCGATAGAACAGATGACGCAATGTCGCATTGTCCGCCACCCAGCCGCTCCCCTTGGGATAGGTGCCGATCTTCTGCCCGAGCGCTGGGTTGCCGCTCTCCGCATCCTGCGTGACGTCATACAGCTTGGTCACTGTTCCGCTCTTCTTCTCGGCGGTGGTCCATGCTCCCGTGCGTCCCGTCTGGAGCACATCGCGGAAGAGCGTGGCTGTGTCGTATACCCATTGCGTGTTATCTGAACTTGACAGGCTGAAGAGCGGCTTGGTGTCGTCATAATGTGAGTCGTTGGTCGATGGCGCGCTCACGCTCGAATTGCCATATACCAGCATGATCACGTTCTGGATATACACGAACGCATCCGCCGCCGAATGGGCCTGCTTCGTCGTCCCCAGCACGCCGCGCTTTGTAATGGTCGCCCGCCGTGTCGAAGTATTGATGCCGTCGTACTGCATCCACTCAGTGCCGTGATAGAGAATGCCGCTGCGGGGGATCTTCGCCAGCGCGGTCTTGTTGTTGGCTGTGTTCTGGAACTCGATGTAAGGCACGTCAGTCGAGCTGTCGACCGCCACGCCCAATGTCAGCGAATAACCCGCACTATGCAGGCGGTTGAACCAGATCTTGCAGGTGGCTGTGTTCGTTCCCGAAAGCCAGCGCGGCGTCTCCACACCGTTGATGAAGATGCGCAGGTCGTCTCCATCGGCTTGTGACTTCGCGCCGCTCACCAGCGCCGCATGGTCGATTTCCAAACACCACGGATCGAAGCCGAAATCGACGCCTGGCACGTTCGGCAGTCGATACAATTTCTGATACAGGAATCCCGTCGTCGGCCCTGACGTGGGCGTGAATGTCACGTTCAGACGTGTCTCGTAATTGCCTCCAACGGTAATGACTTTGTTCCCGCCCGTGGTTGTCAGCGACGCCGAATCCGTCTGCAGCGCCACGCTGCGCCAGGCGGTCTGCCCCGATTGCATCAGGACCGTAAAGACCAGCGGATATCCTTCCTGGTTCAACAGGCTGACCACACGGCAGGTGAGTTGATAATCCACGCTGTCTTCGCTGGCGGTTGCCACAAGCACCACCTCAGCGCCACGCTTGAACCATTCCTTCAATTGTGCGATCAGGGTGTCGCGGCTGGCATGGTTTCGAATGCGGATGGTGATCGGCACGGTGCGCGGTTCGACAGTCCAGGCGCCTGAATCGACCGCGTCGGCTTGTTCCTGTTCGATGAACACGGTCTTGGCGGCGGGCAGCAGGTCGAAGCGTCCGCTGGCGCGATAGTTGGTGCCATCATTGATGTTATGCCCGTCGACGGTTTTGACATGGAACATATCAGAATTTCCTCGCCTTCAGAGCTGCGCCGACACTGCCAGCCGGGGTCGCGCCCTGGATGATCACATTTCCAAAGATATCGATCTGTTCACTGTTCTGAATGGATTGGCCGCCTGCAGCTGAGCCGAATCTGTTCGGGCGCATGTTCAGGTTGCTGGCCATGATAGGCAGCTGGCGGTTGAGCGCCTCCATTTCCTTGTTGATGCCCACGAGACCGATCTCCCAGGGAGTGGGTGAGCCGGGTGTCAGCCAGGGAGGCAGTTCGACATTTTGCAGGGACTCAGTCAGATCCTCGATCCATCCGATCAGCTTTTGGATCGCGGTCGAGATCCCGCCCATAGTAGACCTCAAAGCTGAAAACAACCCTGAAACTATCCGTAGAACCGGTTGAAGTTTCTCTCCGATTAGGGACGCGAGCTTGATGAAGATCGGGAAAATATTATTTTGGAGATAAGCCCACACCGCCTGCAGGCCGGGCAGGAGCACATTCTGCCAGAGACCAGCCAAAGCGGTGACCGCCAGGTTTAGCCCGGCGCCGATCAGTTCAGCAAGGGCAGACAGCAATGGGAAGAGGTTTTCACTCATCCAGGCCCAGACCAACTGAATGGCGGGCAACAGTACGTTCTGCCAGTATGCCGCAATGACCTGCACCGCCAGACCCAGCCCTGCGCGGAGTAATTCGGCCAATGCAGAGAGGAGCGGAAATAAATTCGTGCTGAGCCAGCTCCATACAAGCTGGATGGCGGGCAATAATATCGTGGTCCAAAATTGACTGAGCGTCTGCAGGGCGAGGGGAATATTGACGGACAGCCATGCGATCAACTGGTCGAGGGCCGGTTTGATCGTGCCTTCCCAGACCTGCGTAACCGTGTCGCGTATGCCGCCCCAGTTCCCGGCCCAGGCCGCTGACAACAGACCGACCAGCGCCACGATCGCGGCAATGATGAGGGTGACTGGATTGATGGCGGCAACGATGGCCGATATGCCTGCCACCACACCTGCTACAGCCAGCGCGGCGCCGATCCCTTTGAGGGCCGCCTTGATCTCTTCAGCATGCGTGGTCACGAACGGGATCAACACGTTCTGAATGAAGTCTCCGACCGCTGTGAAGAAGCTGACGATCTGGGCGGCGTTCTCGACGCCGAAGATATCTCCCAGCGCGCCCTCAAAATCTCCGCTCACTAATTTTTGCAGTACCTCTACGAAGCCTTCCACGAAATCACGGATGAGGCCCGTAAAAACTGCGAGATTCTGCTTGAACTCTTCTGACGAGAACAGGTCCTGCAGGGCATCGCCAAGGGTGGTAAAGACCGGCAGGAACTCCGCGGCGAACGTACCCAACAGACCCTTTACACCAGCCTTGATGCTGGAGACCGTATCGTCGAAGGCTTCCAACCCGGCCACGGTATCTTCATCCATCACGGCGCCCACGTCATGCGCCTCCTGTGCCAGTCTGGCCAGTTCATCCGAACCCGCCTTGATCAGCGGGTTGAGTTCCCGGGCGTTCCTGCTGAAGATCGCCATCGCCAGTGCATCGCGTTCGGTTGGGTTCTCCACCTGCCCCAGCGCATCGACCAGGTCGCTGAAGACTTGTTCGGAATCCCGCAGGTTTCCTTCCGTATCTGTGACGCTCACGCCGAGTGTTTTGAAGGCCTCGGCCTGGTCGCCGGTTCCATCCCGCGCAGCGTTCATCGAGCGGATCAATTTGGCCTGCGCGTCCGTGATGGTATCCAGACTGGTCCCGACCTGGTCTCCGACATAGGCAAGTTCCTGCAGACGTGTGGTGCTGATCTCGGTCTGATTGGAGAGATCCACCAGATCGGCGGCCGCACTGGCTGAATTGAAGATCAGTTTTGTAATGCCGACACCGACCGCAATAAGGGCGGCGCCCAGGGCCAACACAGCAGCCACGACTCCTGCCACAACCCCGCCGATCGTGGAAAGCGCACCCTCGAAGGCACTGAGTTTTCCACTGGTCTCTTCTGTGCTGTCGCCCAGCTCCTCCACCGAGTCTCCTGCCTGATCGGATTCGCTCTGCATTTCGTTCAGGGCGCCTTCCGTATCGCGCAGTTCGCTCTCCATTTTGCCGAGCGTCTCGGTCTCCTTATTGAGTTTGATCTCGAGGTCCTGCGCGGCTTTGGATGTCTTGCCCTTCTCCTGAACAATGCGTTCATATTCAGAGCGTGTGAGTGCCACTTTCTGGCGCTGGATCTCGATCTGGGAGTTGAGAGACCTCATGCGGCTTTCCAGGCCGCTGGCATCGTTGGCCCAGTCACCCAGGGCCGCAGCGTTGGCGCGGAAACCCGATTCGAGCACGCGCAGTTCACGGTTCATTTCCGTGATGCTTTGCTTGAATTGACCGGTATCAATGCTGGGCTTGGCGCCAAGTTCGTTGGTCATGGATCTCCGTTAGAAAGCGCTGGTCACGACAAAGACGTCCTCTTCGACGGCCGTGCAAAGGCCCGTGCCTTCGAAGCGGTACGGCCACTCGCCGTTCTCGTCGGTGGTCACGTCGACGTGATAGTTGCCGGTAGAATCCCGCACGGGTGTTTCTGTGGAAACATTGCCGCTGGGATCTTTGCTTTTGAAGGTCACGCTGGTCGGGTCGGTCAGAACGCCGTTGACCCTGAACATGGCAGCGCAGCGCACCTTCTGGCCTTTTTTATACAGATTGGTCATAAGGGTTCATCCTCCACGAGGGCTTGTTCATAGGCGGAATCTCCCAGCAGGGCGGTCTCCAGCGGGAGGTCGGACAGTGCGGCAATGTCCAGCGCGAAGTTGCTCACGGATGCGATCCCAAAAACGATCGCGCCGCCATTGGCGATCGGCAAAGCCAGGTCTGTTTCGACGACCTGCACCACGGCCACACGCTTGGTCTTGAACAAAGCCTGCGCCAGGTCGGTTTCAGAGACCTGCATCACCTGCATCACCTTGACGCGGGTGATCGGCTGGGCCAGATCAGCTTCATCCGCCTGTCCCACAACTGTCACGCCGGGCAGGGTAATCGGCTGTGCGGAATCATTCTCCTCTGCCTGCGCCACAACCTTCATCTTGCGGCTCGTCATTGCCTGCGCCGAGTCTGTTTCGACCGCCTGCTCCAGTACCTTGATCTTGACTCTCGTGACCGCTTGCGCTGTGTCGGTCTCTGTGTTCTGCCCGAGCAGTTTGTTCTTCAGGCGTGTGATGGCCTGGGCGGTATCGGTCTCTGTGACCTGCCCCACTGTGCCACTCAGAGCACCGATGCGAATGGGAACGAACCAATAACGACGGATCTGGCTGCCTGTCAATCCGGGGTTGGGTTCATCAGTGAGCGTTCCACCAGGAGTCCAGTAAGCACCTTGGATCCTGTCATAGTGGCGGGCGCGAAATCCAGGATTGCGCATCGGGGTCCACGTGCGCAGGATGGGCGGTGAGAAGATCGGTGTGAACTGCCGCATCTGCGCCTTGAAATGTTCGGCCGTCAAGACGCCGCGGAACGTCATCAGATTGAAGACGCGCCCGTTGAACAGATAGACGTTGGCCGAATAGATCATGCCGGTTTCCTCGCGGGTAAACGCGGCCGTGCGGCCAGTGCGATCGTAGGCGTTCTGCAGGTCGAGCACACCGTTGACGTAGAGCTTGAAGCCGTTCACACCCAGGGACGTGTTGGACCAGCCAAGGTGGAACCATGTACTAGCGGTCAACGTTGTGCCGTTGCCGCTGAAGCCAGAGTCGATCCCATCGCCGACATAGGTTTGGAGCTGGTTCGAACTGTTGACCAGGACCGCGTCGATGTTGAAATTATTCGCGGCGTCGTTCGTATTGAGCGTATAGATGGCGCCGTAGGGTGACGGCGTCCCAATACGATACACCCACATGCAGCCCGAATATAAATCCGCCCCGCCAATATCGGGGTTGGACCTGAGTAATCGGTCTGCGCTTGCATCGAAACGGATCGCCATTGTCTACTGGTATCTGCTCGGAAGCATCTTCAGCGTTGAACCCGAAGACGGGAATGCCTGATTGGTGTTGTTGATCAGGAACGGTTTGAACTTGCAGGGCGGCAGCTTGATCGGACCCGACAGGCCCAACGCGAGCGGAACTTTTTGCGCATTGGCAGTGGCCTGGATCGGGAACGTCCCGACAAACGTTGTGGACGGCGCATATTCGCTTGCGCCCGTGGTGCGGTCGTCATAATTGGTGCCATCTGGAGCAGGGATCAAATACAAGTCCACATAGCCGTTCGCGGCGGGGGCTGAGACGAAGTCAACGTTCAACTCGAACAGCGCCTCGATGTAGAGGTTCGAGCTGTTCCCATTGTCGTATTCATCGCCCTCGGCACCGCTGCCAGCTGCGAGAGAATCCCAGGCCGTAGTGCCGAGCGTGACAATCGAGCCGACTTCTTGTTTGATAGTCATTCAGGCGCCTCCTATGAAGCTCTGAAGAAACCAGCTGACGCGATCTGCGCGAGAATATCGCTTCCATCGGGGGTGATCGCGAAATCGTGCTTTGTCAACGGGATGACTGCGCTATCAGCGCTCACACCTCCTGATAAATTGCCGTCGGGGATGTAACATATCAACAGAGCCGAAATGGCGTTGCCTGTCCCGCCCGTCCAGGTAACGTCGGCTATATCGATGTCAAGCCGCTCGTTCGTATCATCGACGGTCAGGGCGATGTCCGCCGCCTGAATATATTTTCTGCCGAGCGTTGTCTGTTCGTTGGACGAACCTGCCAGCAGGGCGGCCAGATCGTTGTAGTCCCTGAGCGTGGCATCCGCTTCGATTCCAGATGTCTCGATCGGAACCACAACCAATCGAGAATCTGCAGGGCTTCCATCCTTAACCTGTTGAACGTAACTGCCAACGCGGCCTTTCGCAATATTGAATACCAAATCAGTCATAGGATCTCCTTATAAATTCACAACCAGTCTGCCTCGTCAGCGAAGACCTCTTGCCGCGCGGGCTTCTTTTGTTCCAGTTTCCATTGCGGATAACGGAACATGAAGGGGATCAGACTTTCGATATCGGTCTCATCGATGTCGACCAGAGACCAGTTGGTCAATTCAACCAGCGCGCATTCCGTGTCCAGAACCCAGTCATTGGAGGGTTCGAAGTCTTTTTCACCGTCCTCGGCTAGGGAGCCTTGGGCGGCAAGGTAGGGTCCATGATGCCGCGCGTCCGGTTGATGATGCCCTTGATCACGTCGATCATTTCGGACAGGTCGGATTGCTCGTCGAGCACATCCACAGTCAGTCCATTGGGGAAGACGCCCAAGATGAAGTTAGTGATGTCATCTATGTCCGTTTCCTCAAACTGATCCATCGACTTGGCGCTCAGACTCTTGCTGAGGCGGACTGCCTTTTTCAACATCTTCCAGGGAATGAATGTCAGCGTATAGGTTTTGGTGATCTCCTGGTTCTCAGGATCATACAGGTTCAAAACAATCGGTGAGACGCGCATGGTTCCTTCTTTGATCATCCCTCCCTGTCTGAGCAGGGAGGGACACTAACAGGTTGAACGATCCGATTACGATGTGGTGAAATCGTAGGCGCTCAGGGCCAGAGCCTGGCCGTAGATATCGACCGCGCCGGAAACTGTGATGATGTACTTGGTGGCCGCGCCCAGGTCGGAATTCGGGTCGATCGTGACGATCTTATTCGTGGCGTCGATGGTGATCGATGCCGCCACGACGACGCCTGCCGCACTGACAATCGAAATGCCCGTCACGCCGGTGCGCAGGGCGTTATTAAAGGTCAATGTGGGGGTGACACCCACGGCCTGGCTGGTGGCTCCATCGGCAGGGCTGGGCGTGCAGGTCAGGGCAGACGGGGCTACATTGGTCGGGGTCTGTACCGCGTTCCACCAGGTAGCCGCACTGAAGGTCGAGTCGCTGGTGTCGCCGACGACACGTTTGACGGTATCCGTGATCGAACCGTTCAAGGTGAAGGTCTTGATCGTGCGGATCGCCGTGAATTTCAGCTTGATGCTCTTGGGATCCGGTGTGTCCGTCTCACTGGCCTGCTCCTCGACCGGGCTCTGAAAGGTACCCTTCAGGAACCAGTAGTAGCGATAATAACCGCCACGCATTTTGGCTCGAAAGCCGAGAGCAATGTCCGGCGGCGTCGCGCCGTTGTCGTAGAAACGGCCAGTGGTCGTGTTGTAGACACGGCCCAGGATGGTGGCTACAACGTCCAACGGGACGCCGGTCACCTCCAATTCCATTTCTGTTTCGCCTTCGCTTGACATGGAGTCAAACGGCTGATTGTCGGCATACTGGACCTTGGCATTGGTTTTGGGCGTCTGCACGATGTTCATCGCGGGGGCGAACAATGCAGGAGTTCCCGCCACATACGCGCTGGAATCGTCCTGGGTGACGAGGGCATAGTAGACCTGATCCACGCCGACGAATGATTTTTTGTTGAGAGTCATATTTACATCTCCTTCAAATAGTAGTAGTCCTTCGACAGGATGAAATGGCGCGTTTCAGGATCACGCGGCAGTTGTCGCTCGGGACCTTTGGTATAACCCGCGGCGGTCATGGCGGCATCCACATTGGGAAGCACGGCCAGCCCGCTGCGGCTCATGATATTGACCTGCATCAGATAACTGCGCTCGGTCTCCGCGTTGTCGGCATGCTGTTCGGGCACACCGGCCACCAGCTGGTAGACCAGGAACAGGTCCGGCAGGACTCCGTCGACTGCCAGGAAGATATCCATCGCGAACGGGACCGACAGGGTCTCGAGCGCATCGTTGGTGATCTCGAAGATGGTCGGCATCAGTCCACCAGACCTCGCGCCTTCAACCGCTGATAGAACAGGTTCAGGATCTGCGCGCGTTTTGCGCGAATGGCGGCGCGGATGTAGGAACGGGCACCCACGTAGATCGATCCAAACTCGACAACGCGCGCATAGATGGCGGTCTTTTTGTCGGTGAAGAAGCGGTGATGAAGGATCCCGATCTCGCGGTAGTTGAAATCGCCTTCGCCGCTGGGCACGTGGATGCGGAGATGTTCCCGCAGGTTCCCGGTATCGACCGGGACGCGCGCCTGCATGTCGGCCAACAGGATCTCACTGGCTTCCGCCAGGGCTTCGCGGGAGATCAGATTGACATCCACACTCGCTTTGGTGAGTACTTCATAATATTCTTCGAAGCCGGTGATCTCGAACGCCGATTTCATACGGTTCCTTTCGCGCGCTGTACCACCATCTCGATCCAGCGGTTGCGGTCCTGCACCGGGTCGATCGAGATGATCTCCCAGGCTTCACCGTCCTTGATGACGCGCCAGGTACTGCGCACGTCGCTGCGGTAGCGCACCGTGACCGTGGCGCGCTGCACATCCTTCAGGGCGTTCTGCCCGTGTTCCTGCCCGTGGGCATTGACCCAGCGGGACCAGACGGTCGGGAAATCTTCCGCGTCGGCATAGGTTGGGGCTTGCGCACCGCCTGCGTCCCGCGCCTCGGTCGGGACTTGGAACGTGATGCGGGTGCGCATATCTCCGGTATCGACCACATAATCGGCCATCTCAGCGCCTCAGATCCATACGACCCGCTCTCGCCAAAAGGCGGTACGGATCGCGTCCGGCACGTTCATGCCCTCACGGTTCTCATACCAGTGCCCGATCAATTGCAGGATGGACTGGTTGATGCGCTCAGGAACGTTCGCACCCGCGGTCCCATAACCTGCGACGAAACGCACCACCACACCGCCCGACGCGCGTAAGGCCGCGCCGGGCATTGTCTTGAATTGGATCACGCCGGGCTCGCTGTTGATGTCGGTGAAGTAATCGGTCCAGACGGAGGAGGCGTTGAGGCTGTCATAGTAGGTGACCGAGGTGACGCTTTGCAGGGGCGGACGCCAGAGCGGCAGGATCCCGTCGGCGGGGAAGGCATTGAAACTCTGCTCGAGGGTCTGGGTGATGAGCGCACGCCGCGTCAATTCCTCGGCCTGTTCGCGGGCCGCCTTGATGTAGGCGGTCAGCAGGAAATCCTCCAGGTCGTGGTCGATGCGCAAGTGCTGTTTGACCGTTTCGATGGAAACAGGCTCGGCGGCGGGCGGGGTGATCACACGCAGGGACATGGGGTAATTTTCCTATGCCGTACCCTCGGCTGGCGCCACGTGCAGTTCACCGTCGCTGTTGGTTTCGGGCAGGTAGCGCGCTCCGTAGCGGATGGCGATGATCGATACGCCCTTGGCTGTGCCTACGTTCGGGCAGACCAGGGCGGGCCGCACATAACGTTCCTGTGGGTTCTTGACCTCGACGAACCCGAAACCATCGGTACTGGTGGCAATGACGATGGACTTGGCTGTCCCTGTCAGGTCAGCGGCGGAGGCAAAATTACTCACCGTATCCTGTTGGACTTTGAGCGTGAACGTGGCCGCCTCGCCTTTTTGCACTGTGGCAAAAAAGCATACCGACTCATAGTCGTTCATGTCCACGCCGGAGCCATACAGGGTCTCGTTATCGGCATCCAGGTCGACCAATTGCAGGTCGGGCTGCATGTCGGAGTGGATCGAATGGAAATTCATGGTTTGCTCCTTTTTCGCTTCGGCTGGCTCTCCACCGCCTCGGCGCTATCTTCCGCCGCCTCGCTCTCAGGCAGCGCGCTCGTCTCCACTGTATCCATCGGCAATGCGGTATCCTCGGTTTCGGTGGGGTCTTTCAACACGACCGCCTTGCCAGCGGCGACCAGGTCAAGGGCTTCCGCTTTGGAAACGTCGTCGAATTCCTGACCGGGCATCACCGTTTGCTTGCGGAAAATGGTGGGTCTTGTAATCTTGATTTTCATGGGTGTATTCTCCCTGGAGCGCCGGGGACGGATCACCAGCGCGCCAGCATTGGCTGTGGTCAGCACACCTTACGTTGTCAACGCATCGAGCATGGCGGCAAAGCTCTGCGCATGGCGCACGGCGAAATCCACGTCCTGGAACGCCACCACGCGAACTGCACGCTGGGTGCTCAACGAGAATGGATCCACCAGCACATCGACGCCATCACCCCACATGCCCATGACCAGATCGTCCCAGTTGCCGTAGAAGAGCGCTGAACAGACCCCGCTGGCGGAGCCTTTTGTCAGGTTCGAGCGCACCTGGTTCGAGACCAGAGAGCGATGACCGTTCAATGTGTCGCCTTCCCAGATGGGAAGCTCACCATATGTGGCGTTGCGAAAGGTCTTTTTCAGCTTCCCGCGCACAGCCGCATTGGTGATATAGGCCATGTTGTCCACTTCGGCGTTATCGATGGCAACCTCTTTTTCGAGATCGACGATATCGGCCCAGTCGGGCGCGGCGCCGTTCGTGCCGCCCACAACCGAACCGATCCCGCTGGTGGAGATCACGCCGTCAGGCTGGTTCGGATCGGCGCTGTCGTCTCCATGCAGGCCTGCATAGTCGATGCCCAGCGCAATGACTCGCGCCAGGTCGTCGCGCACGAATGCTTCCACATCGAGGCTCGCCTGGATCAGCAATTTGTGACTGATGTCTGAATAAGCCCCAAACGTATGCGGGGTAAGACCTACCTGCCCAAGTGTTTGGGTGCTCTCGGTTGGCGCGCCGCTTTCCGCCAGCCAGTAGCCGGTCCCCGCCCCGGTGTGCCGCGGGATGGCAACATCGCCCACAAGCCCCGACAATATGCGCACGCCCGCCTGCGCGAGAATCATGCGGTTGCGAAGCAGTTCGATCATGGACAATTGCTGTGTCGCCACCAGGTATCCACCTGCCGACGGCGTCCCGACAACCAGGTCGCGTTTTTCACGGCCAACCATGACATCGTGCGGGATGAAGAAGGAACGGGGAGTGCGCCCAAAACGTTTGGCGACCGCGTCGCTGGCTTCTTTCTCCAGACCTGCGCCAGCCCAATCTTTCTCCACCGCGGCATTGATCGCCCGGACGATGGAATATTTTCCGATCTCCTGATCGGTCATTCCGATCTGGGCGGTCGGGTTCTTTGTCTTGCGCTCCTCGGTCGGGGTGGTTTCGGAGTTCAATTCCGCCATCTTCTCAGCGCGGCGAATATCCGCCGCGAGCGAATCGATCTGCGCAACCAGGTTGTCATACTGATCGCGTTCCTCCTGCGTAAGCGCCCGCTTTTCAGCGGAGGCTTTATCGAGGATGGTCTGGGCTTCAACCTTCAGCCCTGCGCGTTTATCGCGTAATTCACGAGGGTTCATTTTTGTTCTCCTGATTATTCTTTGGTTTTGAGATCAAGCCGTCGCTGCAGGGTATCGAGCGGCTCCTGCCACTCTCCTGCCTCGACCTCCTCAGGCTCCTGCCCGGGGAGAGACTCCTTGAACTCTTCAAATCGCGAGCGTGTTTGCGCGCTCACGTTCGTCTGCGGATATGCTGGATAGGTTACGACCGAGACATCCAGCAGTCTCTTGGCGCCGCCTTTCTTCAGGCGACGAACGATCTGATCGCCAAGCACGTACCAATCATCACCGTCTTCCGGGTCGCCGCGGTAGGTGCTCTTAACGATAAAACCGAACGACATCTGGTCCACGTCGCCACGCCGTACCGAGACCATCACGTCTTTTGCCCACTGGGCCGCTTCGGGTTCTGTAATGGGTGGATAGGTACGCTGGAAAAGACCCTCCTCAGTCTGCTGGATCTCGAGCGTGCCGCTCTTGGTGCGTCCCAGCACATAATTCGGATCATGGTTTACCAGCGAGCGTACATCGTCTTCCAGTACATCGTCGAAAAAACCTGGCTCGATGATCTCAACAAATCCTCCAAGATCTTCGCTGTATTCGTTGAACACAGACGCCAGGCCTTCCAGCACCGGCTTATCTTCTTTGGTCGCGGCGCGCAGTTCTTTCACGTTGAACGTCCTGCGCTCCACAGGGTCGGTTTGTTTTTTGGGTTTCATAAAATCTCCTTGACTGCCAGAACATTGGTCTGCCTGCCGATCTCCTCGCGGGCGATCCGCTCCACGTAGAGCTGATCCCAACCGTCGAGAATATGTTCGATACTGCGAGCAGGCTCAGGATCCTGCAGGGCGGCTTTGAGCTTCTCCTGCATCTGGCCCGCACGGCGAATTGCGAACAACTTCAACGACTCTGCCACCCTTGCATTCACCGAACTCAGGTCCAGCCCGTTCGCTACCGTTTCTGCAAAACTTTGTGCGGCGGGCATGAGATTACGGACGATAAACTCCTGGTGCTCCGCATAGAACTCACCCAGCCAGATGACAAATCCATCGATCCCCTGTTTTGGCAGGACCTTCTGCACAGCCGCGCGGATGTCGTTGGCCTCACGCCGCAAGATGCGTTGAACAGCGTCCAGATAGACAGGCAGATAGGACCGTTGTGCCGTCGAAACATCGTTCGCCTTGACCATGTTGGACGGCTGCAGATAAATGTCTCCGTCGTCGATCGGGTTGAGGTTTTCCAGCGCGCGGATATCGTTCACGCTCAGCCAGCCCCACTGTCTGCCGGTGCCGTAGGCGGCATAGCGACTGGAGGTATCTCCGCGCAAGATCGCGCTCATCGAATGCTCGGCAAAATATTTGCCGCGCTCGCGTTCAAGCAGGAGCTGCATGCTGATGCCCTTCTCCCAGCGCACCAGCCAGGGATAAAGCGTATAGATCACGAATTGCAATCCGTATGCCTCGACGCTGGCATAGGTCGAGTTGGCGCCGCTCATGTTCAGCATCATGTTTGGGATGCGGTACCAGCGGGCGATCTCTTCGACTTGAAAAACGCGGGTCTGCAGGAATTGGGCGTCTTCGTTCGGGACCGAAGTGGCTTTCCATTTCAATCCTTCTTCGAGAATATCGAACTTATTGGAATTCGATATTCCCTGGTGATTATTGCTCCAATCCTCTTTCAGACGTTTATAGGCCGTGTCGCTCAATCCCTGGTCAGTTTCGAGTACACCATTGGGCATGGCCCCGTTTCCGAACAGGGTGCTTCCGAACCCCTCTGCTGCCAGGGCCAGACCAATTCCCTGCCTGGCTAGTTGGATCGGGGTGTAGACGTTCACGCCGTCGGGTGACAGTCCGCGCAGGGTGAACATCATCCAGGACGGATAGGTTTTTTTCTCACCGCTGGGCAGTGTCACCTCATACGCCAACTCCAACTGCGCGTTGCGTTTTTGAGTCACGAACTTGGGATGGATCGGCCAAATCGCCTGCACCTGCCCATCCGCGTCATAATCGATCTTGGCGTGCGTGCGTCCCCAGCCGACTAGATGGGCAGTCATGGTCTCCCGCACCAAGTAGGAATCCATTTCCGGGTTGGCGACATCATGCAGCACGCCGAATAACTTTTTGTTCGTGGCGGGCTCCTTGCCGCGCGGGTTCAACCGTTTCAGCAGAAACAGGGGGAGCATGGCCGTCGATTCAGAGAGGATCTTGTGCGCCGCAAAGACCGCCGAAAAGTTCATGGCCGTGTCGGGCGTCACGTTCATGCCGCTATAGACCTGCGCGGATTTCCAGGAACGCCATAGTTCATCGCCTACCACGGTCACAGATCGCTTTTGAAAAGCATCAGTCAAAAATCCCATCAAGCACCTGACTTCCGACTACTAGCAAGGATCGATGCAATCGCAACGATCATTAAAATGGCGCCGCAGACCGTCAATGCGATCTCCATCGACCATAAATCACGTATGCCAATAAAAAAAGCGGAAAAACCAAGCAGAAACAGGGCTTCATGAATGCCAATAAACCGAACAAATGCCTGAAAAAATGAAGAAAATCTAGGCTTCATAAGCTCCAAAGACCTCCACCAATGGGCCGCTGACAGCCTTGATCACGTCGGCGTTCGGGCATTTTTTCAGCGCAAAGCGCCAGGCACGAAGATGATTCTCGAGCGGAAAATCGAAGACCGGATGATGAAACCCCGGACGCGGGTGGCAATATTTGATCTCGCCCTGATAACAATCCATCCCACACAGCAAAACCGGCGCGAAACCACTCCAGCATGCGAACCAGGTGGCTAATGTGGATGTAAAACCGCCATCCCACCATTGACCCTTGGGCAGGGTCACATGACTATCTAAAAACGGGCTGACGATGGTTCCATCGAATGCATCGATTGCCTGTTTCAACTCAGGACATTTCTCAAAATCATTGTCCATATAAACGAGAAAATGCGGATGACAATGATGAAGTGCATGGTCGTTGACGCTGATCAATATACAATCAGAAGGCAGATGCAAAAGGTCCTCCGGAAGACTGGGACCGCCTCCCAAAATTGCGGCTGGTGTTTTCTTCATAGCTTCTTCTCTCCCAGCGGACCCGTATCGATCGGGACGGGGACGATTCCGTGATCTGCCAACTGTTTCACTAGCCGCGCTGACCAATTCACGTAAGTGCGCAATTTCTTCTCCAATTCATCCACTCTCGTTTCGAGACTTTCAATACGCGCCGCCTGGCTGTCCACTAATTCCTTGTAGGCGTTGCTCAGGTTTTCCATCGCGCCCGCCTCGGTAGATTTACTGGAAGACTGGGCGTCGGCTTCCTTCTTTTTGGCATCGCTTCTCCACTGCAGAAAACCAAGCACAAATACACTGAAGGCGGTGAATACGCTCAAATAGAACTCTGGACTCATTTTGAGAGGATCCTGTCCGTAATGTGGCGTTGAACGATGAAGAAGAGATCGATGAAGAAAAACATGAACAGGGACCATCTCACCAATACCATGCGCACGGCTTCCGTCGGGTCATCCAATGCGATAAACAAGTAGGTGCCTGCCAAAAGTAATCTTCCGATCGCCTTGCCCAATGAGGCGTATCTGTGAATTGGATCGGAATAAAACCGATACAGATATTCCGCGGCAGAGAGCAGCGCCAGCACAGCAATATGACTTGCAGGGATGAGCATCACGCTCCTTAATGCAAAGCGCCCGACGACTCTCTTTCGAGAATCGCCGGGCGCATCACTCCGACAGTTCGCCCCGATACAAGACCAGGGCTGCAGAATTAGGTTTTCAGATGTGGCGGGTCGGGTGAGGGGGGCACCCCACCCACCACGAAATTAGTATATCACAATTTGGTTTTGTCAACCCACAACCCGAATGCCACGCTTATCATAGACGCTTTTGATCTTGTCGTGAAACTTCGCGCGCGCCATCGCGCACACCCAGGCCACGGTCAGGTCGATGCGCTTCGAGCGGTCGAGATTCTTTCCCTTGCGTTCCTTCACATATTTGATCTGCGCGTTGCCGTTCTTGACGATGCTGGTATTGCCAAAACACCAGCGTGCAACTGGATGATCTTCATGAGAGATCTGCTTCCCGCGCAATAGAATCTCGATCGTGTTCATGGGGTCTGTCAGCGTGGCGTATTGCTGGGGAATGTCCACGCAGGTCAATCGGTCCTGTTCGAGGCGCTGCCATAACATCGTCGCAAAGGTCCGGTCACCGTCCAGTTCGATCACTTTATACAGTTTGCGGATCTCCTGGATACGCATCTCGATCACAGTGTGGTCGATCATGTCGCCCTTGGTGGGCTGGATCCATCCCTGCGCAGCCCATTCGTCGTAAGGCACGTGGTCCTGCTTGATGCGATCCTTCATGTTCTCTTCGGGGATCCAGCAATCCCAGATGACGCGCCAATCCTCGAAACCATCCTGCGGAGGAAATACGAGACAGATCGCGCTCAGGTCTGTCGTTGTTGAGAGATCCATCCCGATATAACATTTCTTGCCGAGCAGGTCCTTGCGTTCCCACGCGCCGATGGTTGAATCGAATAGGTCGAGCGGCAGCCAGCTCGACAATTTCGTCGTCACCCATTGGTTGAGATTCAGCCAACGGAAGAGACGCTCGTCTGCAGGATGGAGCTTCGCCTCCTTCGCCAGATCGCGCAGATCGTCCGCTTGAAGCGTGATCCCAAGGGACGGGTTCGCCTTCGCCCAGTTCTTCTCGTTATAGATATCCTCGCCGTTGTAGGCATGGATGACGGGGTACCAGGTGTCAACATCGCTGTTCTTATCCTTGGCCGCCCTCGCCTTCAGGATGGCTTCGGCTTTTTCATGCACCTCCCACGCGATCGAGACACGGTCCGGGTCATCGCCTGCAGTAGTGATCACCCACCAGATCGGCTGGCGCCGCGCCAGGCCTGCGCCCTTGATCATCACGTCATATAGATCGCGGTTGGGCTGCACATGCAGTTCATCGAAAACACAGCAGGAGATATTCCAGCCGTGTTTTGTGTAGGACTCTGCGCTGATCACTTTCAATGTAGTGCCCGTCTCTTTGTTCTCGATGAACTTTTTACTGTCAATGATCTTCACGCGCTTGATCAATGCAGGATCCTGCTCGATCATCTCCACCAACGGATAATAGATCGTCTGTTCCGCCTGCTCGCGGTCTCCCGCGCATAAGACGATCTGCCCGTTGGGTTCATCGCGATCGTAAAGGTGTTTGTTGCCGATGCCCGAAGTCAACTGGCTTTTGGCGTTCTTCTTGGCACATTCGACATACACGTGACGATACTGCCGCACCCCGCGCGGGTTTAGTGTGCCATATACATCCCAAACGATCTGGTGTTGCCACGGCATCAGGTCGAACGGTTGCCCATGAAAATCCCCGGTGAGCTTCATCGATTGGATAAATCCAACCGCTTTTTCGGCTTTGGCTTGATCGAACATTGGAAACCTATGCGTCAATCAATACTCCATCCCTCATCCAGCCATGCCATAAATTAGCACCGACGAGTATTGAGGGGGATAATGTTGGCTTTTCTCTATTGCCGTTCCACTGCCAAGAATTGGGGCCTTTGACGGGAATAGTGACAACATCCATTACATCATCCCCATAACGAATCGTGATGTAGGAATCATCATGATGAAAATAAAAATCGCCTTTGTGTCCTGTGATTACTAAATCGTCCCAATCGTTTTTTCTCATATATATTTCTCTATCTCGCCGCCTGGTTCATCGGGTTCTTTTTCAGTCGGAGCCACACCGGCGCGTGAGCGCGGCGTGAGATATAACGATTGAGCCAACGCATAGATCAGTTTACGCTTGCCATCCAGCCGCGCATCCATGCCTTGGAATCTCTGCAATAAAGCATTGGCCTGCGCGAGCGCGTTGAAGTAATCCTTCAACTGGTCGGCCTTCGGATTTATTGTATTCAAAATCTTCAAGTGTTTATCCCACATCTGGAAGATAACACGGCGTAAAGCAGATAACTCTACCAATTCCTCTTCTGCCAGGCAATACTTCACCAACACATCCGAATCGAACGATGTGATGATCGTCCCCTCCGTTTCATCGTACAACTTGATCAGCCGCTTCCACACCTGGGACGCGACTTTATGTCCGTTCAATTCGGCGGGAGGCTTCGAAGTCAGCAACGTCTTTGGAATCATAGACTCCTCGGCCGCGGTCCGAGCTTCGCGCTCGGCTTTGGTATTATGACTTCGAGACAAAGATGATGGTTTAGCTTTGGGCATAGTCGGGAATTTCTCACATTCGGAGAAAAAAATGTACGGAGGTACACACGCGGTCTACAAGATGAACGTCCTAGAC